GCGAGTCGTCTTCCAAGGCCGCGCACGCTTCGAGGAAGGCGTCGGAGGGCTGGAACTGGACCGAGATGGTCTTCTGTTCGAGGTTCAGAATCGGGCGCTCGCCGGGGGAAGGACTCATGGGTGAACTCCTGCGCGTGATTCAAACAGTTGATGATCCCGGCCTGCGACGGGGCTCCCCGCCTTGTCAGTCTGCCGGGGTTTCCCGGCGGGGTTGCCCTTCGAGCCCTTGGGGGAGGTCTTCCCTGCGGGGCCGGATTGCGTCTTGCCGTCGGCGTCCTCGCCTTCGGCGGCTCCAACCTGCGCGTTCTCCTCGGCGACTCGCTGCGCCTCGGCCATGCGCTCAATTTCCTCTTCGTCCGCGACCACCTTCTCGGGGTCGATGTCGAGCCCTTCGAGGTTCTTCCGGAGCAGCTCGGCGCGGCCGCGGAGCCCGAGGATCTGCGCGTCCATTGGGTTGAGCGTGCGCTCCAGCAGTTCCGTCCGGCGGATGGTCTGCTGTTCCTTGTTGATGAGGGCGCTCGATCCTTTCGCCACCACCTTCAGGTCGCCGATGATCTGCGCGTCGTCGCCCTCGAAGATGAGGTTGTAGTAGTACTGGGCCTCGACCGACTTGGTGATCAGGCCGCGGTCCATGTTCTTGATGACGCCCTTGATGCCCTTCGCGGCCTGCCCCATGAGCATCGAGAGCCCCGAGGCGGTCTCTCCGGCCCCGCCCCCGCGGGTCTCGCCCGTGTGGACGTAGCGCGGCACGCCGGAGTCGTCGTCGGCCGCCTCCATGCAGAACTTGTACACGTCGAGGAGCTTCTCGGTGACGATGTTCGGCTGGTAGAACTTGACCGCCGGGCTCTCCATCATGCCGAGCGAGGTCGTGCGCCACACCTTCCACGGGTAGATGCTCTCGTTCTCGCCGTCGGCCATGCGGTCGGCGTTGAGTTCGACCTGTGGGCCGGAGGCGATCCCGATGTTCATGAAGATGGCGCGGGCGCAGGCGTTCGCGAGGCTCTGAATGTGTTCGATGAGTTCGGGGATGCCCTTGTGCCAGAACGAATCGGGCCGCTCGGAGAAGCCGCACGCGAAGATGGGCTTCTGCCCCAACTGGTTCGGGTTGAGCATCGCCTTGATGACCCACCGGCCGATCATCCACGCGATGACATCGTATTCGCGCTCGGGGTCCGGCACGGTCACCGGGTCGATGCCCCAGTCCAAGAGCATCTTCCCCGGCGCGGTGCCGCCGAACTCCAGACAGTCGATGAGTTCGGTCTCGTAGAGCGAGAGGGAGTCCTTGTTGTCGAGGTTCGCCTTGGTCTGGTCGGTGTTCGTCCACTCGACCAGCCCGCCCGACATGTAGGTCCGCAAGACCTCGCGGATGGCCTCCGGGTTGTAGCCCGGCACGTCGAGGAGGTCGGAGAGGTTCTTCCGGCTCAGACTCAGCTTCTCGAAATACCACGGGAGGCTGTCGGCGGTCGCGTCGGGCGACGGGTAGAACGTGAGCGGATTCACCCGGCCCCACGTCGGGATGATGCGCGTCTCGAAGCGCGTCTCGAACGCGCCCGTCATCGGGCTCATCTCGCGGATGGCGACGGGGAAGCGTTGCAGGGACGGCCCCTTGAGGATGGCGGTGCCGTAGGTGCAGAGGTCGAAGAGGGTCCGCTCCAGTGCGTCGTTCCAGCCGCCCTCGGCGAACTGGTCGAGAATCTTCAGCCGCATCTTCTCGGCGGCCTTCAGCGCGGCCTTCTGGATTTCCCGCCGGACGGCTTCCTGCACTTCGGGCGCGAGTTCGTTCGCCACTTGCTGGAGCGTGGCGATGTCGGGCGGAATCGCGCCCATCGAGACCGCCATCGCCACTTGCTGCACCGCCGCCTGCTCCGCGCCCTGCTGGATCATCTGCACCATGAAGGGCGGGAGTTCCGGCATCGGCGTCGGGCGCAAGTCCCACGGCTCCTGCCCCGGCTGGAACAGCACGTCCTTGATCCAGCTTTCGGCGGCCCGGCACTTGGTCTCGGTGATCTTCATGAAGATCGGGTCGAAGTCGGCCCCGAGGATGGCTTGGATGGCCCGGAGCTTCTCCGGCTCATACTCGCCGTTCCGCGCCCGCAGGTTGCGGATCATCTGGCGCTCGGGCTTCACGCGGCCCCGCTTGGCCTTTTCCCACAGGATGTTGAGATACCCGGCCAAGCTCTGGAGGTCGAGCGGGGGCGGCGGCGGGGTGTCCGCGGCGACGAGGGCGGCGTCCTCGGCGGCGGTCTGGGCGTCCAGTTCGGCGTTGGTCTGCGCGTTGATGAAGGGCATCAGGACACCACAATCTTGAGATGACCGTCCGCTTCCCAGAAGGGATAGCTCACCTTCGCCACCAAGACGCCGTGGTGGAACAGGTGCCACCCCCCCTGTTCCGGGTCCGGGTACTCGAACAACTGGTAGCCCGACTTGCGGACGCGGTTCATCACTTGCACCCACGTCCAGTACCGCTTGAGGCGCAGGCCCCGCCGCTCCAGCAGTTCGCGGATGGTGCGCTCGGCCTGATTCTCAATCCACATCGCGAGCTTCATGGGGTCGCCCGCGGCCGGGCCGACGGGGGCGTCATCAATCTGGCGGTTGGCACTGAACGCGAAATCGCCGACGGGAAGGTAGCTGCGGGCCGCAACGGAGACAACCGGATCGCGGGCAGGCTCGGCCGGTGGCGCGAGGGTCAACGGGGTAGGCGCGGGCGGGCTCGGCGTCAACGCATCGGTCATACTCCCTTCCTCGGCGATTGCAGGCGCGTCGTGTCTATTCAACATGGTTTCTCCGAGAAATCAAGAGCGACGTGCTAGGTGGCCCACCCCGCCATCGGCGGCCGCGAGCGCGGGGCGCGGCCGGTCGGCGCGAGAACCGCCCCCGATTCGCTCCGCGCCGGGGCCATTTTCCAGAAGCGCGAGAGCCGCGGGCTCGTCGCCGGGAGCGTGGGCCGGACCCACTTGTTGATGGCGTAGGACATCACGCAGTCGTCGTGCTGGCCCTCTTCCGCGCCGTACTCGCCCTTCTCGTCCTTCTTGAACGAGAGCATCTCCTGAAAGGTCCGCTTCGAGCGGATGCCGTGCGTGCCGTCGCGCATCTCGGCGATGAGTTGGTCGATGGCCTTCGGCTTGGTGGCGCGGGTCGTGAGCCAGCCGTACCGCTTCCGGGGCTTGTTGGGCGGGTCCGGAATCTTCTCGACGTAGATGCGCGGGTAGCCCGCGTTCATGATGGTCGTGACGACGGTGTGCCCGTGGTTGTTGCGCTCGGGCGCGAGCCACGCGACGTTGTAGCGGCGGCCCGCGTAGCAGAGCAGGCGGCCGAACAGGTCCGGGTCGATGTGGCCGTGCCACTGGGCGACTTGCGCCCCGGTCGTCATGTCCACGACATCGAAGACCGAGAAGTCGTACTTGGTCTGCCCGCCGGAGCCCGCAATCTCGATGCCCTCGGCCACGTCCGCGGAGATGACGTAGGCGCGGTCGGGCCGCGGTTCCTCCCACACCCAGAAGTGGCCGTCCGGCTTCGCCACACAATCGCCGGTCGAGGGGAGAATCTCGTACTTCGCGACCGGCGCGGGCGCGGCCTCCATGAGCTTGAGGATCTGGTACGTGTCGAACACGGTCGCGCCCGACGAGATGAAGGCTTCAACGTCGGTGGCGGGGTACTCCTGATTGAAGAGCGCCACTTGGCCTTGGCACTTCTCCTCGATGACCTTCCGCCGCCAGCACAACTTCTGATTCACCACCGTCTCGCTGACGCCCCGCAGATGGAGGTCCACCAAGCCCTGCTCGTCCTTCGTGCGCTCGAAGGGCATCCCGGCGTTCGCCTCCCACCGGACGACGGGCATCTTGTAGGCGGGGAACGCGAACCACGGGAAGAACACCGCCGAGTAGGGGTTCGAGGGGTTGGTCTTCGGGTCCACCTCGCACGTCCACGCAATCTCGCCGCGGCCGTCCAAGTGGACCTTGTACTTGAACCGGGCGGCCCAGTAGCGTTCGTAGAACTTCCCGCCGATGCCGTTCGCGGTGGACTCGTCCACCACCTCGGAGTCGTCCGCGTCGGGCACGCACTGGAGGATGGACGTGAGCAGGTTCTCGGTCGTGTGCGCGGGCCACTTCGACATCTCCGAGAGGTGGAGGTAGTGAATCAACTGCGAGGACCCGGCGTACTCCTTGCCTGCGGTGGCGACGGTGATCGCCGAGTCGAGCCCCTTGCCCTTGGGCTTGTTGAACTCCAGCTTCCGGATGTTGTTGTACTTCGTGGCGGGCTTCCATGCCGGGGCGAGGTTCTCGTAGAACCGCTTGTGCATCCCGAACACGAACTCGGTCGCGTCCGGTTCGTGGGTGATCATGAAGGCGTAGCGGTTCGGCGTCGTGGTGGTGTGCCAGAAGTAGCGGCCCGCGACGTAGGTGGAGAGCCCTTCGCGGCGGGCCTTCAGCACGATCACGCGCAGCAGGCGGCCCGAGGCGCGGATGTCCTCCAAGATGCGGTGGAAGGTCCACTGGATCGGGTTGAGGGTGAACTTCGCCAGCCCGCCTTCGACCAGTTGAATCTTCAGATGGTCCTTGGCGTAGACCGGGTAGTTGGACAGCCACTCCCGCTCGACGGCTTCAACCGGCGCGGGGACGCTCATGCCACCACGGAGTCCGGGTCGTTGAAGACCACGGCTTTGATCGCCCACATCGCGGCGGTTTCGAGTTCGGTGATCGCGACCGCCCGCTGCCGCGACTCAGGACAGGTCTGCTCGATGATCGCTTTCGTCTCCGAGAACGCGAGCCGGAGCGCGGTGATCTTGGTGAGCCCGTCCGGGCTCGGCTGGTGATAGGCGAACGGCTTGTCGATCATGGTGGCGTCTCCGCAGTTGACGGCGGCACTCTTCACAGAGGCCCTCGGTGAGACAGGCACGCCCCGCGCAGTAGCCGCAGGGGGCGAGCGGTTTCGCGACGTTGCGCCGGTACGGGTTCACGCCGTCACTCGCTCGGGAACGGCGCGTGCTTCTGCTCGACCCAGTGCAGGAAGCTCTTCTGGCACACGGTACAGTGCCACACCTCCCGCGTCATCCCCTTCCCCGCGGTCGCCTCGGTGAGCGTGAGATTCACCGTTTCGCCGCAGGCGGGGCACCGTCGGCCCTCGGGCATCAGTTCCTCCTCCCCCCACACGTGGGACACCCGCCGGTCTGCACGCGGACCAGCGGGGTATCCACGCACCAGTCTTTCGCGCACACCTCACAGTGAAAGACCTCGCGCTTGACGAGTTTGGTCTGCGCGGTCGCAAACCGTTCGATCATGCGCGTCTCGCCACACCCCGGACAGGCGTTCATCCCTTGCACCAGTTGGCCCACCGGAAGAGCCAGCGCAGCACGGGGCTCACGTCGCCACAGGGGAGCGACGGCGCGACTACTTCCGGATTCGGAGCCACGTCGGTGGCACCACCGGCCCCTCGAACCCGAAAGGGTTGGACGGTCCGCTCCAGACCGATTCCATCGTGCCCCGCAGGGACTTGAGCATGGCGAGGTACTTCTGCCCAATCGGGATGCCCGCGAACGGCAGCGGGGCCTCGTAGCAGAACGTCGTCCCGCCGACCAGCACGAAGGCGGTCTTCGCGAGCGGCGCGGAACTGGTCGGCGCACTCGCGCCCTCGGCGTACCAGCCGAACGTGTAGCCGGTGACCGACGGCGTGCCGTCGAGCAGGACCGCGTTCTGCTCGGGCAGTTCGGCCCGGACCTTCGTGGGGTTGACCGTCACCGCGGAGGGCGGCTCGACCGGACACCCGATGGGCGTCTGCACGGCGGGGTAGGGCAGGCTCGGCTCGCTGGTCCATGCCGTGTAGGGCGACTCGGTGATGGCGATGGTGCGGGCGCGATACCACGCGGCCGGGTCGTCCGCGGGCACGGTGAACGGCACGGTCATCATCCCGTTCGCGTCCGGCGTCGGCTTCCCGAGGTTCGTCCGCAGCACCGGCATCTGGTTCGTCGCGTCGGCGCGGTACTGGGCGAGGTCGTACTGGATGACGGCGGCGTGAACGGCCGAGGCCGGGAACGTCACGTGGGGGGGCTGCGCCGCGACCAGCGCGGGCACGCAGAGCAGGAGGAGCGCGATCCAGAAGCGTCTCATGCTGTCGGCCTTTCCTTGGGGGCAGGCACCGGCACGGAATTGTACCGGGCAATCTCATGCGGGGTGCCGCGGAGTTGGTAGTAGTGGTTCGACCAGATGCGGTAGCGCACAAGGTCGGAGGGGCGCACTTCGGAGGCGTTGAGGCTCTCGGGCAGCACGCCGCCCGCCTTGAGCGCGAGGGCGGCCAGTTCCGAGCAGAACAGGCGCGAGGCGTTTTCGTCCCGCGCCCAGAGGTTGAGCCGGTCCCAGAAGAAGTGCGCGATCTGGCGGAAGTCGTAGCCGCGCCCCTCGACGGTTTCGAGCAGGCCGGTGTAGGCGTCCAGCTTGAGGACGTGGCGGTAGCGTTTCGCCAGCGGGAGCCACCAGAGCGTGCCCTCGTAGACCGCGAGGCGCTCACTGAGGAGCGTGCGCTGCACGCCGGTCATGCCGTCCAGCGACGTGGACTCCATCAACTCGACGCGGCTCGCCACGCTCGCGTCGGTCGTGCGGAGGACCATCCCGACGTGCGACACCGGGCAGCGGGTGACCAGCCGAATCATCCGGGAGAGGAC